CCCCCATAAGGGGGGCCAAGTGGCAATGAGTGGCCACTTCACTTCGACCCTGCTCTGTCATGGACAAAGCACATGTCGACTCAGTTCAACAGAACTCGTACACGGTCCCTAAAGGCACCGTCTGCGGGTAGCGTGATCCGTACCTCCAAATCTACCGGAGGTATGACCACGACCGTTGGACAGGGTATCCATTCGAGGGAACACTGCCAAGACGTAGTTGGTCACTACGGCGAGGAAAATGTGCTCTCCCTCCACAAAGTATTTGTAAGGCGGCCCTACGTCCTTAACGGACAAGGGGAGAACCGTTCTTACAACTACGTGTGGAACAACTTCGCGGCTATGCCCGAAGTCACTTTGAATGGTGACGAACATGTGCCAAGCGCCCGGATATCCATCGGTTATCTTCAAACCGAGGCTATCGCAAGATCCAACCCATATGCAAGACCCGATGTTGACATCGGTAACTTCTTATGGGAACTGAAAGAGTTTCCATCACTTCTCAGAAGTGGTGGTTTCACCCTACAGGAAGCAGGTACACGTCGGTATTACGAGCAATTCATCAGGTTTCGTGGCCGTAAGGACACGATATCTGATATTGCTGGTCAACCGATTTCGTACTTGTTTGGATGGGCGCCTTTGCTCTCTGATCTCCGAAAACTAGTCTCGTTTGCTGACTCTGTTCAGCGGCGATACGACAAGTTCATGTCCATTGGACATGAGTGGTCAACAAAGCCACTGAACTTGTTTTCGGGGTCCTATGGTGATACACAGACCTACAGTAGTGGGTATATGTCTCATCGTAGGAACCGCACATCTAGTGTGCGGGCCTGGGCAGTCTTTAAGCATCGCTTAAAGGATATGCCTAGGCTACGAGCTGGGGGTCTTGTCTGGAATGAGGCTATAGACGCCGCATACCGACTTGATCTCCATCCAGCCACCATATGGAATATGATTCCATGGTCGTGGCTGATTGACTATCTAGTCAATGTCTCTGACATGCTAGAAGCGAACAACATGTGCTCATATGAGGTTAAGCATATGACAGTTATGCGCGAAATACGCACAACTGCCAAGTATGCTTGCCTCGGGCCCACGTCTACGCTAAACGTCAGCTCGTATCAACTCAAAGAGCCGTTTGGTGAATACTATGCGCACTCGAAAGAACGCTTCGTATCCATCAACCCTTCTCCTAAGCTGGCTTTTAAGCCGCTAATAACAGCGAATCAACTTCGCAACTTAGGAGCACTCACGCTCGCCTTTGCCTTCAAGGGCAGTGGCGTGTCGGTGGCACGTTGACCTGTGCCGATGACAGACCACCACACTTTGGGACATTCCCAATAGCACGTAGGTGCTAGTGTGTGTACCTACACAACCCGACGCTCTGTCTGGTTGTGAAACAACCAGCGGAGGTAAACCCATGTTTGCTGATACCATCACTACCGACTATGCCGGTACCGGAGACCTTGTGCTCACAAAGCGCAAGGAAGACGGTTACTCTTCCGAATACTTCGGGTCGATTGGCCTGGTGGACTTCAAGATGTCCATCAAGCACACCTTCCCGAAAGATCGGACTGCAGGCGAGACGAGCCACATGGTTCGTCTCGATGCGACGGAATACAACGCGGATAACCTTGTTATCCGTAAGTGGTCCGTCTGGCGTCCTTACTCGACCAATGTTGGTCGACAGGATACCACTGGTGTTACGAACCTGAACAAGGCTCTGAACACCTTCCTGACTGCAGGTAACCTGACTAAGCTTCTGAACGGCGAAAGCTAATCGCCTACAGAAGCCTCTCCGAATGGTACAGTGACATCTCAACTCTAGGAGTATGACATGTACACTGCTTCCAGCAAGCATGACGTCACTGGTCTACTTAAGGCCCTATGTCAGGACCTTAGGCAGTTCACTTCAAGTGCCGTCGTGCTTAAGACTATGAAGGATGTAGACCGCTTACAAGATGCCGTAAGGCATCGTGGTCTAAGTGTCCTCTTAGTAGATCTCCCCAAACTAGGGAAGGCCTACGACAGAGGGCTCTCTGATGGTATCTTTGATACCACCAGCATCCCTCGTGGTCTTGGTTCCCCAAAGGGTGGTTTCATCTTCGAAACCCTCCTGATGGAAACCTTTCCCAATCTCAAAGACCTGGTTGATCCAGGTCCAGAGATCGTCAGGATCACGCGTACGTTCTTCTTGATGTTCAAGAAGGCCGTATATCCGTGCCCTGACAACGTCGTACGGAGACACCACCATGAGTTCTTCGAACTCGACAGCGAATTACGCGTTCCCACGCGTAATTGGGGCTCTCTTGATTTTCCTTGTGACGATAAACTTCGGTTCATCGACTCAAGCGAGGATCTATGTAAGTCCATGGGACTTACATCCGAGGCCTCACTACATATGCTACATCTTTTGGATGCAGTATGTGCAGCCATCTGTCCCAGTGATGAGGTGTACACCGACGACCTCATTGGGAAGCACGGCCCTGGCCGAGTTTCGGATGCTCCCGCAAATGGAGACAAGTACTCGTTTCCAAATTGGAGCATGCGTCTTGGTCTGTACTTTGCTGCACCCCGCATGATTACTCATTGGGGTGAGGCAGAGTCAGAAGTACCGGACTATTGGGGAACTGTTAATGGCCAATTGGTCACTAAGCAGTTCTCCGATGAGCCTGACTGGCATCTTGGTGATGTTCCAGCTAAGCTCATTGCGGTACCCAAGACGTACGATAAGCCTAGGCTTATCGCATCCGAACCAACGTCTAACCAGTTCTGCCAGCAGTCACTAATGCAGTGGCTGCGGGAAAATCTGACTCCACTCGCCAAGGAGGTTATTGACTTTCGTAGTCAAGAACCTTCGAGACGGATGGCTCTGGAAGGATCGTTAACTGGTGACCTAGTCACTGTTGACCTTTCTTCCGCATCAGATAGACTTAGCTGTTGGGCAGTTGAGCGTGCGTTGTCGTGGAATGAGAGTCTTCTCATTGCACTAAACGCATGCCGCACGCCAACGGTTACGTCTGAACTGGTTGGACGTTCCTGCGTGCTGCGTAAGTTTGCAGCACAAGGGTCGGCAGTCACCTTTCCTGTCCAATCGCTCATCTACTCGGCGGCTGCAATTGCAGCTACCTTGTGGGCGGACGGTTACGGCAGGATCGGCGCACGTACCCGCTTACTTCCTCGCGATATCATCGCTGAAGTAAAGGGTCGCGTCAGGGTGTTTGGGGACGATATCATCGTTCCCAAGTCGGCACTTGTTTACCTACATTTTCTTCTGACCTTTATGGGTCTGAAGATTAATGGTGGTAAGACCCACCATTGTGGTAACTTCCGCGAGTCTTGCGGGATGGATGCATGGAAAGGTGTTGAAGTAACACCTGTCTATGTACCATCTACCACTGTAGGTAGTGACAACCTCCTTGAGGTAGTTTCTTGGGTATGCGTTAGCAATAACGCATATGGTGCGGGCTATCGACATCTCCGTACGGAGATGGAGATGCGCGTACCTTCGAAGTTGAGGAAATACATCCCCTCCTCTTCCAAGAAACAGCCTGGGTTGGCGTTCCGTAAGCCTGAGTCACCTTGGGGCACAGAGATCTTTGGCAAGATCCGGTGGAATAAAGAACTCCACCGTTTCGAGACAAAGATGCTGTGCGTCCAAAGTCGCGACAGGTTGCAGGAACGAGAGGGCTGGGCAAACCTCCTTCAGTACTTTACTGAAGGGAGAATGGGCAGATCTTACGATCTGAGCATTCTTGAGGTCCTCGAAAGAGGAAACCTCGGGTTTGTAGACCAGCGCCGGGTGACGGTTGTCGCCCGGTGGGTCGCCTTTAATTAGGCAAAGAGCTAGGTGCTCTTGAGAGGTGCAG